AAAATCACGTATTTTCATCATTTTTGTTGCCACACTTACTCAGAGCATGCAAAGCAAGCGCGCCGCACTTTCATTATCTACTTTTGCTCTTTTTGTATTCTTCGTACTTTTCCAGTAGTTCGTTCATCTGGCTGTTTATGAAGTGTTCAGCATCACGGAAGGGCGTGTCCATCTCTTTCACGGCTTCATTTACCTTCTCGTATTCTTCCCGGGAAATCTCTAGGCGCTGGTTGTCACCTTTGAGCCAGGTTAACCTGAAGCGTATGGCGTCGCGCACAAACTCTTCTTTGGTGGTGAAGCCCAACTGCTTGTTTTCTTCGATGAAATTCTGAGTTTGAGTCGGCAGCTTCTGTTACTCCATGAAAACGTCAATTTTAGTATAAATAGGGTCAAAAGAAAAATTTGCCCAAGGCATTTCTAGCCTAGAAAAATTTTGCCTCAAGTCAAAACCGCCAAAACAGGCACGAATAATGTGATAAGCTAGTTCCGAAAGCCCTAATTTTTGCTCTCAGCGTCGGAGGCGAACTGAAAACTTTGGCGCGGAAGAACTGCAAAGGCACAAAGCTTGAAGTGTTTAGTGGCAAACAGGAGAGCCTAAACCGAGTCATATGCCAAATTCTTGAATGGAAGAGCCCTCTCATTGCTTATGATGTTTGGCGCCAACTCAAAGCAATCAAAGGCTTCAAGTACATCGATTCCAAGACGGCTTATAGGCGTATGGAAGCATTAGAACAGGAGGGCTGGATCGTTCAGAAAGGAACAAGACAGGGAAAAAGAGGCGGGGATAAAATACTCTACGAGTTGACACTCAAAGGGAAAGCAGCTCTTCGGCTATATGAAAAAAGCTTAGAAGAATTTCTCCGCACAGCCACAGACGAGCAACTACTCAAGTTCATCGACTCATTCTCATAGCACGGGATATAGCAAACACTTTAAGTTCAAATTCAGATCATTCTCAGACATTAATTTAATGCCTCTGCCGAATCAGGTTTGCAACCGTTTCCAAATTCCGTTGGAAAGCCTATTCATCAAGCTTACACTGGATTAACCACTTTTTAATCTCACGGAGACAGCAAAATTTAGATTTGGAGGATATATCCGATTTTGGACACATGTCTTTACAAGCCTCAAAAAGCCAAGTTGGCTTTTCAGCGATAGATGCTTTTTATTTTTAGCCTGCAAGACCTTAATGAAACGTGGGCAAGCGCTTTTTGTTAAAGCGTCCTTCAGTTTCACCTCGCCGCCTTCGAGTGGCTTTTAGGGGATATTATGCACAAGAGAAACGTTGAGAAATTGCAATCTGTAAAGATACAGAAAATTATACTTCACAGTAGCTTCCACGATAAGAAATTAGCTGAAGTGATTTCTAGAATGACACGTTTAGAGGTGATGGAGCAGTTGAAAGAGCCTATTGAGGTTCATCTTGTGCCAGATGTGGAGAAGGGCGAAGTGTTACTTGATTTGCGTGGAAGGGGCAGTTTGCAACGGGAAAATGATTCTGCTCAAAATAGCAGGTTTAGGCTGTATTGAGTAATCGCAGATTAAACAAAAAATTTAAGAGGATTATAACTATGAGGCGTAATCCAAGTTCCATTGTTCTAGTTGAAAGGCGTATTTTTGATCTTCGACAAACAGCTAGACAAACGCTTAAGACTAATGTAGATACGCAGCTTCTTAGAAATACGTGGATTGAGAAACTTGATGATTTGTTTTCTATCGCTACTTCGATGGCGAAGGGTGACGGCAAACCACAGCAAGTTGGCGATAAGCCAGAGATTATAGCTCCTAAGGAGCGGCAGCTGTGGGCTCATGTAGCTGCTCATACTGCGGAGGTTATGGGTAACTTGGCAAGGGGGTTTGATGAGCGGCAGTTTAATGAGGATTTAGCTGAATTGGAACGGTTGGTAGATGAGATCAAAAAGCTTCAAGCTCAAAGAGCTGAGAAAGGAGATCGACCAGCAGAAAGGAAACCTGCCGATAAATGCAGTGAAACAGGCATCGAAAGCGTTAGTGATCCCTGATGACCCTGTTGTTTTTGCGCGGGATTTCTTTGGTTTTGATGCAAAGGAGTATCAGGCTGGGCTTCTTCGGGACAAGAGTAAGCGGATTGTGGTTCGCTGGAGCCGGCAAGCTGGAAAAACCACGTGCATTGCGTTGAGGGCAATCTGGTTTGCTTGCATGCACCCGAAGACCTTGACCTTGATTGTGGCTCCTACTCTGCGCCAGAGCATGATCATGGCGGATCGCATCCAAGACTTTCTTGCAGGCTTGCCGAAAGATAAGAGATCAGCGCTTGTTGAGAAGTTTCAGCGCACAACCGTTGGCTTTTGTAATGGCAGCCGTATAGTTGCTTTGCCTAATAGTCCGCAGTTGCTTCGTGGCTATACGGCAGCTCAGGTTATCACTGATGAATCAGGATTCTTCAAGGATGATAAGCTCGTTTTTTATAACGTGCTTTATCCTATGCTGTCAACAACAGATGGTACATTAATCGCAAGCAGCACGCCTTGGAGTAAAGATAGCGTTTTCTTCCGTATGTGCCAAGCGCCAGAATTCAGTAAGCATTTTATAACATGTGAGGATGTTGTCCGGAGTGGTTTGGTTAAGCAGAGTTTTATTGATGAGATGCGAAGTCAGTTACCGTTTGAGCGTTTTCAGCGAGAGTTCATGTCTGAATTCGTAGAAGAGATTGATGCATGGCTAACGCAGAGCCTTATCGTCAGTTGCATCGACAGTCAACTAGTGTCTTACGATTTTCAAGCCCAGCTGAAAGGTGATTTTTATGTGGGCGTTGATTTTGGCAAGGAACAAGATTTCAGCGTTGTGCTAGTGGTTGAGAAGCAAGGATCCGTACTGCGAGTAGTACATTTTCACCGTTTTCCGTTACACACGGAGTATGCTAGCGTCATAGGTTATATCAAGAGTTTACAGGATCGCTGGAAAATAATCCGAGCAGTATATTCTGACATCACAGGAGTTGGAAACTATATTGTTGAGGATATGGTTCGTAGTGGGATCCAAGGCGTAACTGGAGTAAACTTCACAGTTAAGTCTAAAGAGGAGATGGCGACGATTCTGAGGGAAAAGATGCGCAGTGGCGAAGTAAAAATCCCCTATGTCCCGACAAGAAAGCTGGACGATATTGATCTAACGGCTGAATTGAACATTGAAAAGTTTGAGCTCATGAAGACTGGGCACTTGCGCTTTAGTCATCCTGAAGGTGGCCATGATGACGTGTTTTGGAGTATTGCACTCGGTGTTTATAGTGCTGTCCAGTCTCCGTTGCCTGGTAGGGGCGCGGTTTTGCTTCCGCATTAATCAAAATTGGAGGCGAGAATAGATGAAATTGTTAGAAAATCAATGTAAGAAATGGAATGATCGATTGGCTGCTTTGCCTGAGTGGATGCAGGAGATTTTCCTTGAGGACCTATCCGATACTATTGAGAATAGATTTGTGGTCTTTGAGGCTCTAGCCAAAAAAAACGCCGGTAAAACAGAGGCTGACAATAAGTAATGAGTTCTGATGCGGAAAAAAAACAGGTAGATGTCGTTAATCAGCGAAGCCGCGAATTGGCTCAAAGATTCCGCGCTCAACGTAATGTGCCGCCGCAGGTTAGCAGGCAACAAATTCGTGAGGAGATTCCAGTTACATGGGAAAAAGACGCTAATTTGCTGGGTTATATTAACAAGTATATGCTGAAAGGGTCTGGTGCAGGCTTTGTTGTTCCGCCTTACACGGCCTATTGGGAGCGCCTCTGGGGCGCTGTACCCATTGAGGATCTGCCGAAGTATAAGGATCTCTACAATTTTACTCCATACATTAAAGCAGCTATCGACTGCACTATTAACTTGGGCATAAGTAACGGTTTTGAGTTGGAAGGCGGCGACGATGCCGTTCGCGAATGGCTTAGTAATTGGCTTGATGAACAGAACATTCTTGAGACATTGCGTGTGGTTGCGACGGATATGCTGGATTTCGGCAACGCTTTCTTGGAGATTTGTCGAGATGAAGCCACTGGCGATATCGCATGGCTTAAACCGCTAGATCCTGTACAAATGCGCGTTCGCCGCAACGAATACGGCGAAGTTTTCGGGTATATTCAACTATTAACGTTTCCCCCAGTAGTTTTTGAAGCTCAAGACATAATTCATTTTCGCTGGGGCGCTAAGTCCTGGTGGTACGAATTCAATTACGGCATAAGTTTGCTTAGGCCTCTGCTTAAGATTCAAGCGTTAATTAACCAGTTTGAAGACGATATGTCAGTTGTCGTTCATACTTACGCAAAGCCGATGCTTGTGATTAAAGCAGGAACTCCTGAGAGACCTTTTAGTGATGCTCAACTTCAAACGTTAATGGAGGTTTTTCGTGATCGTAAACCTGCGACGGATATGTTTGTGCGTGGAGACGTTGCAGTTGATGTCGTTCAAAGTATGACTAAAGACGTTAATCTGCAGTGGTGGCTCGACTACCTCTACAAGCAGCGGGAAGCTGTCCTTGGCGTTCCCAAGATTTTTCTCGGGGAAAGTGAGGGAACAAATCGTGCAACTGCTGAAACTGTCATGCAGGAGTTTGTTACCCGGTTGCGGATGATGCAGGAGATCCTCAGCGATATCCTGGAGACTGACTTGTTCAAGCAGCTGATCGAGCATCAATTCGGAGAAAGCGTTGAAGTGCCTGAGATTAAGTGGAAGCCGATTTGGGAGCCAACAGTTGAGGATAAAGCGAAGTTTCTTGTCGGGTTAGTTCAACAAGGCATAGTTACTCCTGTTGAAGCGCGTATGCAATTGGGTCTTCCGGTTAAGCCTGAAGATGGAACGTTGCCTAAGCAGCCTGCAGAGGTCCAGGAGCCGGGTAAAGGTGGCGGCGCTGCAGCTGGGCAGTTTGGTAGTCAAATGCTTGTCCGTAAGGATGGCCAGGAATATATTGTCTCAAAACTTAAGCCGAAACCAAGTGTTTCTTGAAGCAGTTGATGTCGTTGAAGCTATAGAAGTATTTAGGGCTGCTGTGGTTGATCCAAGGATCCGGTATACTGTTTGGGGTTATGTTACTGAAGGGTTGGCTCCTAGCCCGAACATGTGCGATGATTGTGATGATCAGAACTGCGACGAGTTTGAGCTGGAAGACCCCGATGATCTCCTAGATATGTTTCCCTATGGCGAATGGCTTGATGATGATACTTTCGCGGTTAACCTGCATCCGAATTGTCATTGTACAATTATCAGAGAGGAAGATGTGTATTGGTAACTGGATTTAGGTTTGAAAAGCTATGCCTAGAATTGATGAAGACAAATCAGTTTGGAGATATCGTTATCGTAGCATAACTGAGTTTGATAAGCTAAAGGTTAACGATGTTGAACGGGGCGTGAAGGTTACACTTGGAAGATTTAAAGGTACATATCGCTGGGGAATTCTTAATTTTATATTTGAGAAAGAACGGTTTAAGACGTGTGAGCAAATCAGTGGCTGGATTGAGCAGCACGTGAAAACTGAGACTCGCACAGCTATGGATCATAAAGTATGGAATGAATACCGTAAAATGCTTTTTCAACTTTACATGGAAATATCCCACATTTCATAGTAATTGGTGATAAAAAATGAGTTTTAAAGCAGACGTTTGGACAACAGCATACATAAATGATTTACCAGATTCAGCCTTTGCAGTTATTGAACCTGGCGGGAAAAAGGATAGTGAAGGTAAAACTGTGCCGAGTAGCCTAAGGCATTTGCCATATAAGGGTAAGTCTGGCAAAGTTGATTTGCCTCATTTGCGCAATGCGTTAGCGCGGTTAAGCCAAACTAAAATAAGTCCGGAATTGAAAGAGAAGGCGCGTGTGAAGCTGGTTAACGCTGCTAAGGATGCTGGCGTCGAAACAAGTTTAGATGAAAAGAAAAGTATGCTCAGCGACATTAACGCTTTCCGCGCTTACCAAGAAGAATTTTATCGAATGCTCGGCAAAAAGGTCATGGTGATTTAAGTGCAGCTTCATTATTTTGTGCCTTTTAAGGCTCAGGAAGGCGTTTCTGAAGCTTTAGCGCTGAAGGAAAAGCTCATAAATATTGAGGGTATCGCTGTCGATACGAGCGTAAACGCAAATAAATGGCAGGTTTCTGAGAAAGATTTAGATGTGTTTACTCAGTCGCTGCTAGGCGTTCAGTTGCGTATGGATCATGCGGAAAGCGTGTTGATGGTTGTTGGTAAAGTCTCCGCGGCAAAACGCAACGGCACCCAAGTGTTTTTTACTGCTGAAGTTGGCGATGAAAAATTAATCGAGAAAATCCTTCGTAAATATGTAGATCACGTAAGCGTCCAAGTTGATAGTGACGACGTGGAGTGCAGCATGTGCAAAAAGCAGACGAGAAGTGAAGGCATGCTGATTCATCTTTGTCCTGGAGCTTGGGAAATCGTGCATAAACCTAAGGTCCGCGAATTAAGCGTTGTTGCAAGCCCGGCATATCAGAATACGGCTTTTAAGCCGGTAGGCTTCGGCGCCGCAATGGATCAGAATCAAAGTGAAGCCGAATTGCTTAACGCAAAAAACGTTTTAACCTTAAAAATTTGGAAAGCCCAAAAAACAGCACAGTTAGGCCAGTTAGCAGATTCCATAATTTCACAGTCATTTGTTCACACGAGTGATGATGAGGGTTCTAAACGAAAGTTGCAAGAACCTGAAAAGCAAAAAATGAAAGCAAGCAAGGAAGTGAAGCATATGTCTGAACTTAATGCTCAGAATAATGCTTCTTCAGATAAAACACATCAAGCAGCTATAGTAAATACGGGCGGCGGAGAGAAACCAGGCAAAGATGAAAGCTACGAAGACATAATGAGTCAGCTTGAGAAACTTAGTGAGGCAGTGAAGAGCTGCGGCGGCTCAGGAAATGAAATGGCTGATTTGAACAAGAAAGTTGATGATTTGACAGGTGAAGTAGCGAAGAGAGCTACTAAACGTAGTTTAAGCATGAAAATCAGCGCTTTACAGAAGCAACTACAGCAAGATGGCGACGACGATGACGATGACGCGGAAGCTGAAGGCGCCGAAGCGGAAGGCGCCGAAGCGGAAGGCGCCAAAGGTAAAAAGGGTAAAAAGAGCGAAGCATGCAAAAGTGAGGGTTCAAAAGCTGAAGGCAAAGCGCATGGTAAAGGCATCGTTGCAACTGATGAGTTAAAAAAAGATGCAGCTGCATCCGCGCTTAACTGCGAATGGTTCAAAGACTTGCTTAAAGCCAACAACAAAATGAAAGGAATGCAATAATGTCAGCAACAGGAGTTTTTGAAGGAACTACACCGCTTGTTTCAGATGAATACCTTGTTTCAGCTTTAGCAGGCTCAGCTATCACGATGGGGCAAGCTCTTGCCATTCAAACAACGTCAACCAGTTTTCCACCGACTGTTATACCGTGTGCAACAGCGAATGCGCCTAACTTTATGGGCTTCGCGCTGACAAGCCAACCAACCACTGGCGGACCTATAACTGTCGTATGCAGAGGCGTATGCAGGGCAATATCGGACGGTTCAGCAGCGATAACGGCAGGCGACCAAATAACGTGTTCAGCAACGGCAGGTCAGGTAAAAACTTTTGCTCCCACAACTGACGCAACCATAGGCGGAGACATAACAGCACCTTCAGGCGGAGGCGCTTGCACAGCTTCAGGCGTAGCAGCAATCATAAACGCTACACGAACAATCATAGGCAAAGCATTGACGCCAGCAGTCGCAACAGCAGGCACAATCTTCTATATACTTGTAAAATAAGAAAAGAGGATTGATTAGACATGGCATTTGTTGAATCGGCACTAACGTGGGTTGACTCAGGCGCAGTTGCATATCCAGCGCTGCATCAGAAAATCATCGAATTAACCATGCCGGCACTCGTTGTCAAAAAGCTGTTTCCAGAGTTTCCGTTAGTTCAGGGCAGAACCGCAACGTTTGTGAAGCAAAGCGGCAGCAGAGCAGCAGCGATCAGTCAAATTTCGGAGGGCGCTGAAATCCCCATGGACTTTACGCCATACACGGAATATACTGTGACACCGTACAAGAAAGGCTTACGCGAACGCGTATCACGTGAAAACATTGAAGATCTCTATATACCGGTCATTGAGGATCAGCTTAGGCGTGTAGCTCGAAGAATGGCTTTCACCATAGATAATGATTGCATGACCGTGATAGATCTAGCTGCAGGTAATGCTCCAAGTAACACTTTCGCTGCGACAGGCTTAAGCTTGGGCTCAACAGGAGTACCGTTTGGTCCCTTTTATCAAACAGGCTCAAGCGGCCCAGTAGCGATCGGCAGCAAAGACCTCTTAGCAGCTAAAGCACTTTTGGAAACCTACAGCTTAATCGCGGATACAATATTGATTAACCCGGTAAACTTACGCGACGTCATGTATCTACCGCAATTCAGCCTGTGGGCTCAGTATGGCAATGAAGGCGGCCAAGGCGTATCGCCAACGCAAACAGGCAAGGTCGGCACGATCTTCGGCATGAACGTTTACGTAAGCATGGTTGTTCCAGTAGGCAAAGCATACGTTATATCCACAGGCCAAAACTTAAGCGCGGCATATGCACCATTAGGATTCTTCGTTATCAAAAGACCTCTCATGACTGACGTTGAAATCAAGAAAGAATTCGATGCTGTTGATGTGTCGTTAACTACCAGATATTGCCCGGTAGTAACTTACGGAGAAGCAATCGTTAGAATAACAAACTTAAGCACAGCTTAAACTTAAACTTGAATTGCGATTAAAGTTTTATTCCTTTTTTGTTTTTTGCCCAGTTGAAAAAGCTGGCCCTCTTTAGCTTTATGGCTGGGAGAAGCGGGCAAAAGGAAGCGAAAAACATGCTGAATGAAGATAAAATATTGACTATTCTTGGCTTTGTCGTAACTATAGCAGGCATTGCAAGTTCAGTTGCAACGGGCGCAGGCTACACTCAAGTAGCAACAATTATTGCAGGTATAGGCATGATGGCTAAAGGTTGTGGAGACTTCATTAATGGTAACGTAGCAACAGCAACTCAAGAACTAACTACGGCCGTACAAGACGTAAAAGCGGGAACGCAAGCGCCGGCAACTTCAAAAGCTAAGAAAATGAAGGATGTAGTGAAAAACACTTTGTTTGATCACTTTCATCCTTAACCCATCTTTTTTTATGCATGTTTAAAATTAAAAGGAGTTTGAAAAAATTTGAGTCAAACAATAGTTGAGAATGCAGATTGGAAACTGATAAAAAACGCAGACGGCACGCTGCTACTGCAAGACATCGCATTGCAAGAAACAATCGGTATCACAAAAGCGAAGCTGCTTAGTCTTAAAGCTATAGTTGATGGAGCTGCCAGCAATGTCTAAAAAAGCACATGACAAAGCAAGAAGCGTCGACCGCGTAGCAGCCAGAAATATGTCGACTGTACGTGACAGATGTACGCATAAGACGCGCTGGACAATTTTCAAGTTCAGTGACGAAGACGGCTTAATCGAAAAACTGCTAAAGAAAGGATTCACGCAAGAACACATTGCTAACTTGTTTCCGCATAGGCTACTTGGAATTTCGCGGTTTATTGGGCATCCTAATGCTAAAGGAAACTTGTGCTTGAACACTGGAATTCAAGGATTCGAGAAGTTAATTGCTGGGTTAAGTTCGCCGCCTAATGCATGGAGTAATACGTACGCGTATTTAGGCGTTGGAGATTCAACAACAGCAGCGGCAGCGACACAGACAGACTTGCAGGCGTCAAGCAACTATACTTACGTTGCTATGGCATCGGGCTATCCGTCGCAGTCTTCGCAGACACTTTCATGGCAGGCAAGCTTCAGTTCAGCAGTAGCTAACTACGCGTGGAACGAGTTTGTTGTTACAAACGCAAGCAGCAAGGGTAGCGGAGTAGTTTTAAACCGATTAGTTAGCTCGCAGGGAACCAAGACCTCAGGGCAGACATGGAAGAAGTTACTTTCTCCACTGTATATGGGTCTTGACTGTAAGCATAACCTGGTCATAAACTGCGCGTAAACCTTTCTTTATTTTCCCTTTTTTGAAGTTAAATAATAAATAAATGGAGTAAAAAATCGTGTCAGCAATAACGCGTGTTCAGGGTAATGCAAGGGGAACAACTACATCATCCACGTTAACTATAACGATGGGTGCTGCGCCTACTGCAGGAAACCTGCTTATTCTTACTTACGGTAGCGGCGGCTCTGGCTATATCACGATTTCTTCAATAAGCCAAACAGGTGTTACTTGGACTCTAGCAAAACAGAAAGAATATAATAGTATGGTTGACGACGAGATCTGGTATGGGGTCGTGGGTTCAAGTCCGTCTGCTACAATCACGGTTAATCTTTCTGGAGCACCTTCTTCTTATGGTGCAGTCGGCAACGTATGCGAATACACCATAGGAACACCGGCTATTTGGACTTTAGACCAAACCGCCTCAGCGACGGATTCTGGCACGACTCTCGTCACTGGTACGACAGGAACAACTTACACCGCTAATGAAGTGATCGTTGGTAGTGTGGTTATTGCTAATACTGGACAAACTACGCCAGTTGGCAATAGTTTTGCGTTGTTGGATGGCGCACAATATGAGTATATATCCGATGCTTACTTGGAGTATATAGCGAGTGCTACGGGAACGTTTAGTTCAAGCACGACAGTAAGCGGAGCTCATAATTCTGTGGGCGCTATCGCTACTTTCTATGGGATACCGTTAACAGTGGACGTTAACGTTTCTGATTCAGGTTCAGGCTCAGATGCACTTGCTGTTGGTGCAATACCGATTAGTGTATCTGATTCAGGTTCAGGCTCAGATGCGACTGCAATAACTGCAAACATGACAGTGACAGAAACAGGTTCAGGAAGCGACAGCGTAACTTCTGGTGGGCCAGTCGATGTGTCTGATTCGGGCTTAGGCTCGGACGCAGCATCTGTGCTAGCCCAAGTCGGTCCGGTTCTGCCGATTTTCGCTGATAGCTTTCAAAGCGGCGATTTCAGCGCCTGGTCAAATGAATATTTCAACGCGGGGAACTTTCTTACTGTTTCGAGCGCCGTGACATATAATAATGAACCTTTCAGTGCAAGCGTCTACATCAACGAAGTTGGTGCTGCAGTCGGGGGCGCTGGTTCCTACGCCACGGTGAATAAAGTATTTGCTGAGTCGCAGTCGCCCATTTATTGTCGGTTCTACGTTTATTTGACGGAATTGCCGGGTCCCGTGGAGAACGACGCCATAATCTTGTTTACTTTGTACAACGGTGAACATGACCTTGTCGAAGTCGGCCTAGTCAGAAAATCAGGCAACTTGGAATTTAGAGCAGACGAGAATTATCCGAGCGAGATCTACAGCTATAGTTCCCCCGTGGACTTCCAGGCAAATACGTGGTATTGTATAGAAGTCGGATACGTGCAGGATCCGGTCAACGGCGCGTATTACATCTTTTTCAATGGGACGCAAGTCCTCAACGATACGGGCTTGAACACGAGCGCGGGAGACGCGACATCAATAGCCTGTCCCTCCAACAGGCAGCAAGGTACGTTGACATATCCTGTAGTTTACACGGATTGCGTTGTCATGGCCAATACGTATATCGGGCCAATAGGCTACGGACTCTCGGACATAGGGTTAGCGGTTGACGTAGCTTCGACTCCAGGAGTCATCTCCGTCTCCGACATATGTACGGGTGACGCAGGCCTGATCATGTCATGGCCGATCGGGGTTTCTGACGCAGTCTCAGGAGCAGACAGCGCAAGCATGGTCGTTGCAACTCAAATCCCAGTTTCCGACACAAGTTCAGGAGCTGATGCTGTCGCCAGTTTGCAAGCTCAAATCCCAGTTTTGGATGCTGGGGCAGGAGCGGAGAGTATTGGAGTTCAAGGCGCGATACCTGTTTCCGATGTAGGTTCAGGAGCAGACAGTGCAATAGTTGGCAGCCCCGTAAACGTTTCTGATAGCGGGTTGGGTTCTGATATTTTAGTAGCAGTTAACGTTCAAGTTTTAATTTCTGATGTGGGCTTAGGCACGGATGCTTTAGCAGCAATAATTGCTCAAATTCTCGCTACTGATTTAGGGTTGGGAACTGATAGTTTACTTCTTGGAATTCCGGTAAACCTTTCTGATTTAGGGTTGGGAACTGATAGTTTACTTCTTGGTACGCCGGTAAACCTTTCTGATTCAGGTTTAGGATCAGACGTTGTTGTAATTAAAGCTCAAGTTTTCTTAAGTGACATAGGAACAGGTTTGGATGTTGCGGTTATTGTTGGAACGCTGCCTACTCACGCAATCATAATTCAAACTGAAAAAGGAAACGTAACGCTTCAAAGCGATTCAGATTAATTCCGAAAGATGGCGTTTAAGGTTCGGGAAATAATTTGGGCTATGGTCATAAGAAGCCTAAGCTTCCTTGTAAGAGTCATCAGCATCGATGGATGCGTTTTGGTTGGCATGGGGGACCTGTGGGTTTAGGCGCAAAATTACCAAGTGATTATTGCTATTTCTGTCGCATAACGCGTGAACAGTTTGAGGAATTTGAGAAGAATTTGAAAGGATGTGTAAAACGCGAGTATTCCAAGTGTTGAAATGAACACTGGCGATTTGTCGCCTAGCATTGTTGCTACCCTGCAGAATAGCGACGGCTCAATTTTTAATTTGACAGGTTGCACTGTGCTATTCCAGATGAGTCAGCAAGGACAAATACTGTTCAGTCATGCTGCAACAGTGACGAATGCAACGAGCGGTGTTGTGCAGTATAATTGGCAAGAGAGCGATACAGAAGACGTTTACGGCGTCTGCACCGGGCAATTTATCGTTACATTGCCAGGCGGTGCCACGCAGACTTTTCCAACAGTCGATGTCTTCTACATTATTTTTCCGCTTCAACCGGTAACTACACCGTCAACGCTGCCGCAATTCACCACATTAAGCGAAGTTATGGGGCACCTTAACGTCCAAGGACCTGACAGCACCGGGAACTATACTGTTTATGGGTTGCCTGTTTCTCAGCAAGGTATCCAGGCGCAGGTTGATCACGCGAACACGTACATAAACAGCCTATTGCCAAATGTGACATCGACGGATCCGCGTTATCCGTCTGCTCAGCTAGCAGCACTTGATATGGCATGCATGGACGTGTTAGTCGCTGCAAGCGGCGGCATGCTCCTGGGCGCAGCAGATTACAAGCTTGGCGACTTATTCGTAACAAAAGGCACAATTACAAAGTTTGCATATCAAACTGCTGTCCAAAACTTCAAAGACGACTTCGTCCGAAACATAACGAATCTTTCAACTGTTGCAATAGGCGCCGTAGCACGTACAGCATTCTCAGTACCACGATACCAAGGAGGCTTGATTTCCCCTTGAGTGAATCAAATCATCCTAACGTAGTGATCGTTGAAAATGCCATTGTCGGATCATTTCGGATT